TGTGTGCTTTCCAATTGCGAGTTGAAAAAGTCTAATGATTCTATGAATACACCTAACTTTTTCAACTAACTACAAGTGTGTTGCACTTGGGATTTGAATCTGCGTTATCTAAAAAAAAGCTCATCTTAGATGAGTTTTTTTGATCAAATATTATCCTGTGAAAATCTTGACATGAGCAATTTTTTGAAGAAAATATATTTTATATTAATTCGATTGGCAGCTCGGAATAGACGGCAACCCATTTCCAGAAACCTCGCATTTGCGGGGTTTTTTATTGTCAAATAAAACGTCATCCCATGTCGTTCTAAATTTACGATTAGTTTTACTTACTCACATTTGAGTTAAAATGTGAGCATGAAAAGACCTCGCAAAAAAACTGAATATGCTGCATCTAATTGGACTACTGAGCAAGACTGCTATTTGATTGAGCATAGTTCGATGTCGATTGAAGATTTAATTGTTGAGTTGCCTTATTCTGAAGACGAAATCATGGCGCGTAAAGAAGTGCTTGGGTTGGTTCGGAGAGCAAGGCAGATGAGGAAAGGCGCTTAGGCGTCTTTTTTACGTCTGAATTTTAAAGAGTAGTGATTTAAGCTTTATAGCGGATTGTTAAGCGGTCGGTCGCTTCATTTTTATAATTTATAAAAAAATCGACATGAGTTATAAAACGTGTCGATTGAAGCGTTATATACTTTGATATTATTAGTGGAATTTTGCTTAAAATGGGATGTTGTTATGAAATTTCATGTTTGGCTTGAAGGATACAGTATCCAAGGGTCTCAAGGTGAAGCTAAGTATCTTGGTGAATGTGAAGCAAACAGCTTTAGTGATGCAGTTAAAATGGCATGCCAAATGAAAGAAATGGATTTAAAATATTTACATTTAGATGGTCAGCCAGAATATTGGGGTTGTAGATTCTTTGATAACGAAGATGATGCAAGAAAGTTTTTTGGATAGACAACCAATTAACAAAATATGCCTTTAGATTCGTGAATTAATTTCTATATTTATTATCACCCCACACTGTTGGGGTTTTTTAATGCCTAGAGGAAAGTGAAGATGAGTGAAAAAATTAAGCAAGAAAAATACTTTGACTTAGATGTTGAGGTTGAAGAAAGCACAATTGTTATTAATCAGAAAGATTCTGATTTAGTGATCAGCAAAGATGCTGCGAAGCGATTGATTGAAATTTTAAAAGATTTTGTTGAGTAGATTTCGCTACATTTCCTCAGCCCCGAAAGGGGTTTTATTTTGTCTATTGAAAAGGCATTGGTTATGAAAATGAAATTTTTAGCCGTTGGTTTGCTGTGTGCAGGCATGATTGTTGGTTGTTCTCGTGATGCTCAAGTGGCTTCCAAAAACCTTTCTTATGCAGCAGATAATTTTGAATTGGATCGTCGAGTGGTTTTTTACAATGGGATCACTGGTGAATACATTCTTACAATCGAAGGTAAATGCTCTTTTGAACCGGTGGGTGAGCGCAAAGTCGATGTGACTTGTAAGACTGGACCATCGGAATTTAAGAAACATTCATTAGGCATCTCGGATAATGTGACTTACTTTTCTGAGCAACTGCAAAGCAAAGGTGTGAGTACTTATCACTATAAAGTTGCATTCAAGCCTCAGTCGATTATTCCTGATGTTGATTTGAAAGTGAATTAGCTTATGAATAAACCAACAGGTGCAACACATTATTCTAAGTTCACAGACACTTTCTACAAGAAAGGATCTAAGTGTAATTACGTATGGAATGGTAAAGATTGGTTTGTTTCAATCTACAAGACCTTAGACGGCATGCTTGAGATTTGAGTGGGAAGAAAAATGGACAAAACTGAAGCACTAAGTAATCTCAAGCGATATGAATCTGAGATCAGCAAATACCAAGACCTATCTCGGGGTCTTATGACTCGTGATGAAATGATTGTTATTGATCGTAAGATTAGTCAGTTAAAAGAATGGGCTAAAACAATTAGAAGTATGTTGAGTGATTGATATGAAGCATAAAAAACTTATTGAGCGTTTAGGTGTTGAGAAGATTCAAGACATTCTAGATATCGCGCATGACGATGCGGTCTATTACGTTGATGAATGGAATGAGCACTTCAAGGTTCATGGCTATTGTACAGATAAGTGCATCATCGGTGTTCACAATCCACAGATACATTATCGATTGGAAGCCTTAAGAAAGTTTATTGGTGGTTGATATCACAATAAATTATTGATAATTTATTGTTTCTTAATTAATTATAGAGATAATAATGAAAGTCAAAGAGTTGATAGAACAACTACAAAAACTAGATCCAGAGCAAACTGTTCTAGCAATTTGTGAAGATGAAGATATTGTCCGGAAGGGTCAGGGTGTGGAAACTTTCTGGGTTGATTCAGCAAGCGTAGTTAGAGCAGAGTCAAGTCGGGTTGATGTTGGTGAGGTTCGGTTTAAGTTTGGTGAATTTCCAGAAACACGTGACCATGTGTTCTTGCAGCTAGAACATAAGTTTTAAAACCAAACCTCCTTCGGGAGGTTTTTTATTGGAGATTCCTTATGGAAGAAACAAAACTTCCTGCGGGAAGTGAGCCTTTAGAAGATGATCGTCGAGAACGGTTAGCACAAGAATATTTAAAGTGCTTAAACATTGCCAAATCTGGCGAATTGGCGGGGTATGCTGATAAGAGTACTTCATGGAGAGCATGGAGTCATTCTGAGGTTCAGGAGAGGATTGCATACTTATCAGCCCAAAGATTAGAGCGAACTCAAATTGATGCAGATTATGTTTTAAAACGTTTGGTTGAAATTGATCAAATGGATGTCCTGGACATTATGGACGATGAATATAACTTCCGTCCAATTGGCGAGTGGCCCTTAATCTGGCGTCAGTATGTCTCAAATATTGAAAACCTAGAACAATTTGAAGGCTTTGGTGAAGATCGAACTCAATCAGGATGGCTTAAAAAAATCAAATGGCCAGATAAGGTTAAAAACCTTGAGTTAATTGGTAAACATGTAAGTGTTGGGGCATTTAAAGATAAGGTTGAGCATACAGGAATGGTCACTGTACAAACAATTTCAGATGTAATGGATGAGATAGGGGATGATGATCTTTAAGGAGGTAAAATGCTCTCAAATAAACGAAGAGAACTCCTTAAAAATCGGTTCTGGCGATTAAATAATCTGTATTTTGTAGAAGATAAAAATGGCAAATGTGTCAGATTTAAAATGACACCTGAGCAATTAGAATACTTCGATGGCATGCATGAGCGCAATGTTATTCTTAAAGCTCGTCAGCTTGGCTTCACTACAGAAGTTTGTATTATTCAGCTTGATTTGGCTTTGTTTCATCATAAACACTGTGCCTTGATTGCACACACCTTGCCAGATGCAGAGCGCTTATTTCGCAATAAAACCAAATATGCTTATGACCGTTTGACTGATGATGTTAAACAGGCGAATAAAATCACCAAAGAGACAACCAGTGAAATTGTATTTAAGAAAGGTGGCTCGGTCACTGTATCTACTTCATTTCGAGGTGGTACGCTTTATAGTCTACATGTTTCAGAGTTTGGAAAGATTTGCGCTAAGCATCCAGACAAAGCAAAAGAGATTGTTACTGGTGCATTTGAGGCAGTTCCACTTGGTGGTCGGATCACTCTAGAAAGTACCGCAGAAGGACGTAGTGGATATTTCTATCAATACTGTCAAGATGCTGAAAAATTAAAGCTTCAAGGGAAATCTTTAAATCCATTGGAGTGGAAATTCTTTTTTTTCTCTTGGTGGAAAAATCCAGAATACCAAATACCTGCGACAGACATACCTGAGCGATTAAAAGAATATTTTACTGATCTTAAAGTCAAGCACGGTATTCATACTTCGCCTGAACAACAATCTTGGTATACATCCAAAGAGAAAACTTTGGGTGATGATATTAAACGCGAATATCCATCTATTCCCGAAGAAGCCTTTCAACAATCAGTCGAAGGTGCTTACTACAAGAAGCAATTCAAATTCTTATATGCAAATGGTCGAATTGGGGAATTACCAAGTAATGATCATTTGCCTGTTATGACGTTTTGGGATTTGGGTGTGTCAGACTCAATGGCAATTTGGTTTGTTAGAAAAGTGTCTGATACATGCTACCAAATCATTGATTACTACGAAAATTCAGGTGAAGGCTTAAGGCATTACTTCAAAATACTGAAATATAAAGGCTACAAGTATTCAAAACATTATGCACCGCACGACATCAAAAACCGTTCATTAACTGGTGATGCTAAATCACGTTTAGATATTGCTAAAGAGGGTTATGAAATTGATGGTCAGATTTATTCAGTTCGATTTGAAGTGGTTGAAAGCATAGGTGTGATGGATGGTATTGAGCAGACCCGTGAAATCCTGAAATTTTGTGAGTTTGACGAGAATAAGTGTGAAGAGGGTATTTTGCACTTAGAGAACTATCGCAAAGAGTGGGATGACAAAAAAGGGTGTTGGAAAGATAAGCCTTTGCATGATCACACATCGCATGGAGCTGATGCGTTTCGAATGTTTGGCGTGGCGATGAATAAGCCAAAACCAATTACTTCATTAGACATACCAATGTTTGGATTTTAATTATGAGTATTACTGCAACACATGCTGACTACGATAAGCACATTGCTACTTGGAATAAGTTGGATGATGTTTGCAGTGGTCAGGAAGTTATTAAAGAAAAAGGTACGGTATATCTACCAAAGCCGAATTTGTTTAAATCCAAGAATGATCCCGAAGGTGAGGCGCGATTTGCTGAGTATCTTGAAGGAGCAATATTTCCCGGTGTCACAAGTCGAACTTTAGCAAGCCATATTGGTTTGGCTTTTGGGAAAACCCCTGTATTCAATCAGCCAAGCGAACTTGAGTATTTAGAACGAAATGCTGATGGCGCAGGGCGTTCTATTTATCAGGTTGCACAACGTGCTACACGATTGATTAACCGTAATTATCGCTGTGGTGTTTATGTGGATTATCCGAATGTAAAACCAAGCCAAAACCGCGCAGAGGATGCATTAAAAGGTGCTTTCCCGATGATTCACATCATTAAGGCGAGTGCTATCAAGGATTGGGATTACATTGTTGTAGGTAATCAGAAAAAATTAAGCTTTGTGAAAATTTTAGAAACAGTGAAAAGTCGAGATGGATTCACTGTTAAAACAGAAGATCAGTATCGAATTTTGCATTTAAAGAAAACTGATACAGGATTTATTTACCAGATTGAAGTCCAGAAAAAAAACGAAAATGGTGATTGGTTTAAAGATAAGGAATTCACACCTGTTGATTACCACGGCAAACCATGGGATTACATCCCGTTCACTTTTTGCGGTGCAATGGATAATTCTGAAGAAATTAATACACCACCTCTTTACGAGCTTGGTGCGATGGAATTGTCTTACTACAAAAGCACAGCGGATGTTGAAGAATCGGCATTCATTGTGGGGCAGCCGACCTTGTGCTTACCAACTATCACCACTGATCAATATGAGCTATTAAAAAAAGAAGGTGCTGGTGTGGGTAGTCGAACAGGCATTCCAACGGATGCAAAGTTTATTCAAGCTGAAAAGAATGGGCTTGCGTACGAGCGCATGAATGACAAATGGAATCAAATGAAAGAGCTTGGTGCTCGTTTAATTGAAGTTGGCTCTGCCAATAAAACAGCAACTCAGGCAGATAATGAAAATTCTGTACAGCATTCTGTTTTATCACTAGTTGTCGCTAACGTTTCAGAAGCTTTGACAAATGCATTACGTTGGTGCGCTAAGTTTGCCATGGCAAATCACGATCTAAAGGTTGATGAGCTTGGTTTTACAATTGCACAGGACTTCAACAAACCAAAATACGATGCAAACCGATCTAAATTGATTTACGAGGCTTGTCTTGCTGGAGATCTGCCAATGTATGTTTGGTATCACTATGAGCAAACTGGGACATTCCCTGAAGACAAGTGGGAAGATATATTGATGAAGATCGAAAAGCGGAACGATGGTACGCAAGGTGAGTAAATATGAATACCTCAGCGCAGAAAGCCTTACTTGATGCGCTGACATCCCATCAGGCGTATTTATATCGAGTTTCAACTCAATCAGTTAATGAAATCACAAAACAGTTTAATAGCATCTCCAAGGTTAAATTAGCGCAATTGAGTGAGTTATTGGACGAATTAACAGATTCGGAATTGAAAGCACTCAAATCGTTTAATTTTGCAAGTAATAACAAAGCATCGAAGCGAATTGAAGAAATTAAGACGCTTTTAAGTGATTGGTTTGATTCCGTGGATGTGGATTTGGCGGATACATTCAACAAATCAGCATTAGGTTTAGCTGTATATGAAGCTACATTCACAGCAAAATTAATGGGTGAAGTTGCTACAGCTGTTGCTGGATCAGATATTCTTAAATCGGCTAAAAAAATGCCTTTTTCTGGTGGTCAGCTACTTGACTATCTGTTTGTGGACATAGCAAATACATTGCGAAAAAAAGTTGAAAATGTCATACGAGACGGGATTTCCCGAGGTTTAACAAATCAGCAAATTGTTCAAAAAATCCAAGGGAAAAAATCCTTAGAATATCAGGATGGAATCCTTAAGTCGTCTCGTGAATCTATTGAAAAACAAGTCAGAACTGCTCGGAGTTTAATCTCAAACACAGCTTACTTAGAAACATATAAGCTCTTGGGATTTGATTTTGTAAGAGTATTAGCAACTCTAGATGGTAGGACTTGTAAAACATGCGCAAATTTGGATGGGAATGTTTATTCAATTAATGACCCAGCAAAGCCTAATTTCCCAATACATCCAAATAACAGAACAACATATGTTGGCGTGGGTAAAGATGGTGATTTACCAGGCAAACGTCCTTTTGTAATGGATGAGCGCAAAGTTAAAGATATTCCAGTCGATGAGCGTAAAGGCTTAATTGGTCAATTGGATGCAAACACATCGTTTAAGGATTTTGTTGACCAAGCAAGCACAACATTCCAACTGGAATGGCTTGGACCATCTAAATACAAATTATACAAAGAAGGTGGCTATACTTTAGATAAGTTTGTAGATCCACTGGGACGAGAATACACACTGAAAGAATTGAAAACTTTGGATGAAAAGACATTTAAGGAGTTGGGATTGTGATTTTGGAAAATAACACCTAGCTTTTAAAAAATATTAAAGTAATATTATGTGAAAATATTTAAGCTAGATGTTTGATATGTCATCAGAAAAATCCACAAGAAAGATAGAAACTAAAGATTGGGTCTATCTATTTATAATTTCATTTTTCCTTCAATTTATTATTTACTATTTCTCATTCATCTATGGAGGCAGTGTTAAAGCATTAGGTTATATATCCTTTGCCGGTACACTCATTTCAATTATTTTAGCTGTTATTGCAATAGGCTATACGTATGGTGAGTCAATTAAGCAAAAAACATCTAGTGATCAGTTGTTAGTAGAAATTGCCGGTTTGCGAGATATTAAGGATAAATTGGCTGGACAAGTAGATATTCTTGAGAATATCGCAGAGATCAAATTAACCGTTGAGGATACAAAAAAAGCTGTCAGTAGTCTTGATGTTGCCAAGCAACTGAATGCACTTAAGCTTCATTTAGAGGATGCTAAAAAGTCTACCCCTATCACTAATATTGATTTAGATAAAATAGAGCAGATAATAATGGGGTTCACTATGGTGTCTGATGGCTATATTCTTGAGATGATAGAGGTGATTGAGAGTGAAGAGGTCAGAGAATTAACTGATATTCTTATGCATGTCGTGAAATGTGATTATGAAATGGAGGAATGGGTGACCATAGCTAATCTATATGGCGGAATTTATTTCATGTGTGAAAGTATGGGTATTTTCAAAAATTTAAAAGTTCAAAATGGTATTAAGAATATTTACATTAAGAAGTACCCCGCAAACTCCAATAAAATGAAATCTGATAGCTACTTTGGGCAATTAGTTCAGAGAGTTATTTATTCTTGAATCTATAAACTAAATCAGAAGGGCGCATAAGCGCTCTTTTTTATGAGATAAGGAAATGGTTAAAGCGCCAAAAGAAATAGGACTAGAGCGCACGGTTTGGTTATTCGAGCATGAAGTATTGGAAAAGCTTGAAAATACAAATCTCGATGATCACCACAAGGTCCTTGAATTTAATTTATTTTCTATGGAATACGAAATCAAGCCAAAATTTAATAATGGTCGAGCTGATGCAATTGTAATGCGCGATACAGCAAATCATTGGTTGAAGATGTGGTTTATAGCATTCCAAACATGCACTGGCGAACATTTAAAAGCCAAAGCTTAAAGCACACAAATTACTTAGCACCTATCAAGGTGCTTTTTTATTGCCTGAAATTCGGATGAATGAGGCGCAACGAGCGGATGCTCATATCAAATTAAGGTCGGATGACTTATGAAACTCAAAACACAAACTATTGATGGTAAGACTTACGCAGAAGTGAATGAACAGGGTTTGCCTATCTACATTCATGATGATGGCAAAGAAGTAGCACACGATGCAGCGCAAACCGTAGCAACAATTACACGTTTAAATGGTGAAGCAAAAACCAATCGAGAACGCTATGAAAAAGCTGAATCTAGTTTAGCTGCATTTGCAGGGATTGAAGATCCTGTCGCAGCCAAAAAAGCTTTAGAAACTCTGAAAAATTTCGATGATAAAAAACTGGTGGATACTGGTGAAGTCGAAAAAGTCAAAGCTGAAGCAATTAAAGCGGTAGAAGATAAATACGCTCCAATTGTTCAAGAGCGTGATTCATACCAAGCACAGTTGCATAAAGAGCTTATTGGCGGTGGTTTTGCACGTTCTGAGTTCATTCAAAAAAATATCTCTGTACCAATCGACATGGTTCAAAACACCTTTGGTCAAAACTTCAAAATTGAAGAAGGTAAAGTGGTTGCATATGGTGCAGATGGTCAAAAAATCTTTTCACGCTCGCGCCCGGGTGAAGTCGCTAACTTTGATGAAGCCTTAGAAAGCTTGGTTGATGGATATCAATACAAAGATTCTATTTTGAAAGGCTCGCAAGCGAATGGTGGTGGCTTCCACGGTGGTGGAAATACAAACACAGGTCTAAAGCGTAGCGAAATGAATGCTAACACAAAAGCGGATTACATCCATCAGCACGGACAAGCCGCATATTTAAAACTTTCAAAATAAGGAGTCGAGATGACGACTACAGTAAACAGCGACATGATTATTTACAATCAATTGGCGCAAACAGCATATTTAGAGCGCTTGCAAGACAATTTAAATGTGTTCAATCAAGCATCTAATGGCGCAATTCAATATGTTAATGAGATCATTCAAGGTGATTTTAAACAAGAGTCATTCTATCGTGTTGGTGGAAGCATCGAGCATCGCGACGTAAACTCGCAAGGCAAAGTTACACCTAAAAAAATCGGTTCTGGTGAGGCGGTTGGTGTCAAAATTCCATTTAAATACGGTCCTTATGCTTCAACTGAAGAAGCCTTTAAGCGTCGCGCTCGCACTCCCGCAGAATTTGCTGAAATTGTTGGTTATGACTTGGCAGATGCATTGGTAGCAGGTCGTCTACAGTATGGCTTAACTGCATTAAAAGCTGCTATCTCTAGCAACCCTGACATGATTGCAAAGGGTAGTATTGCTACAGATGGTCGCAAGGCCTTAACCAAAGGTATGCGTAAATTCGGTGACAAATTTGGTCGCATCTCACTTTGGGTGATGAACTCAGATACCTACTTCGACATTGTGGATGAGTCATTAACAAATCAAATTTATGGTGAATCAGAAATTGTGATTTATGGTGGCTTGCCTGGTACTTTGGGTAAACCTGTCCTGGTTACAGACTTGATTGAAAATGATGATGCTTTTGGATTGCAGGCAGGTGCTCTAACTGTTACCGAGTCACAAGCCCCAGGCTTTCGTGCATATGACATTAATGATGAAGAAAACCTAGCAATGGCTATTCGTGCGGAAGGTGCATTTAACCTTGATCTGCTTGGGTATTCTTGGGACACATCTAAAGGTGCAAATCCAACATTGGCATTACTGGGTGCAGATGCGAACTGGAAGAAGCATGCAACAAGCAACAAGATGACAGCAGGCACATTGCTTGATTTGTCAGGCACACCATAAATAGAGGGCATTGGCCCTCTTTTCTTTTGGGAGAAAGAATTGAAAATTATCTATGCAAAGAAAAGTTCAGGCATTGAGGATCAGGGTTCGTTTCAAAATCCTGAATACTACGAAAAACCTGACTTAAGTGCTAAGTCTGTGGTGATTGTAGGTGACTACCCGAAAATCAAAGCGGATTATGAAGAACTAGATGTTGAAGTTGAAGTGCGTGAGTTACCAAAAGCCAAGCCTCTAATTGTCGATGAAACAGCAAAAATCTCACCTGAACTCCAAAAAGTCATTGATGATGCAAAAGCTGAATGTGAAAAAACACTTAGTGAAAATAACATTCTTAAAGAGCAGTTGGCCACATCGCAAGGTGAATTCATTGCATTTAAAAATGATCCAGAAGCAATGAAAGCGCGAGTGATTGAATTGGAAGCCAATGCTGATAAAACGGATGAAGAAAAACCGAAAACAACTAAACCCAAATAGGTGAGTTATGAGCTTTATCACTATCAATGATGCAGATCGAATTTTGGGGGGCGACTTTGCACCAGATGGTGATAAGGCTCGTCTAGTTTTATTAGCAAATACTTGGATGAAGAATGAAATTGGATTTGTTCCAGATCCAATTGATCCTTTAGTCCAAGATGCAGCATGTGAAATTGTCAAAGGTGTTAAAGCAGGTGTGATCTACGCAGGCGTATCTCGTCAAACAACTAGTGAACGAGTAAAAGCCGATTCAGTTGAGGTAGAGGAATCATTTGCTGATGGTTCTGTTGAAATATCAGAGTATGAGCAGGTTGCAAGGGCATTTATTGACTCGCTAGATCTAAAACCAAAAGGATTTACATTCAAGGTATATCGCGGATGAGAGATAAAATTCAGGCTAAAGTGGCTAAGGCTTTTAATGCAAAGCTTGCAGATGCCATCCACACATTCACTTGCCAGCGGATTACTCAAAGCAATTGGGATCCAGTCACCGAGGAATCAATTCAAACCACTTTGGAATATTCAGGCCGTGGTGCGTTATTTGGCTCGTACAATCAATATGAAGTTATTAACCTCGGAGTTCTAGCATCTGACAGTAAAGCGATTGTTTTGCAGAATGAAGTAGATGCAGAACCTAAAGTTGATGATGAATGGTTGACTGAGCGGGGCTTATTTCGTGTGGTTTATATCAAGCCTGATGCTGTTGGGGCGAGTTTTACAGTGCAGCTGAGGAAGGTATAATCTCACTACCATTTTTCAGGAATAGAATAAACATGCGACCAGAATTAAAAGATAGAATTGTCTCAGAGTGTAATAAAAAAATTGATAAAAAGGGTGAGAGTGTTGGAATTTCATTTTATGCTTTTTTTGAAAATAAAAATAATGATCCAGAGTTACTGATGGAAGTTGCTACATGGTGGATTCAGAAGCACAAACTAGATCATTTTGAAAAAGCTATCAAAATTAAGAAAATGATTGAATCGAATCTTTAAGAAGTTAAATGCAAGCCCACTTCGGTGGGTTTTTAATGGGTGGAATATGTGGCAAGTAATTGAAAAAAATGACTCAGTACATGTAATACCAGTAAACGACTTAAAAGAACACACGCCTTATGCTGACTGCAAATGTGGTACTTCTTATAAGGATGGTGTTTATATTCATAATGCTTATGACGAAAGAGAATTAACAGAGAATTTGCCGAGGTCATAATGGCATGGGATAAGAAACCAACTGATTTTGCACATTCAATTCAGGATGATGCGGAAAAGCTTATAAAAAATATTGCCAGTGATGCTATCACGATGATTATTCCGATGACACCTGTCATGGATGGAACTGCACGAAGTAATTACAGAGTTTCACTGAATAGCCCTGATTCAGGTTATGACTTAAAACAGTTTGATTATGCTGGACAAGCAACGATTGTTAAGAGTCTTCAGTTTATAGCTACAAATGCAAAATTGGGCACCATTTTATACATACAAAACAATGTGCCATACATCAATCGTCTGGAAAATGGATGGTCCAAGCAAGCACCTCAAGGCATGTTTGGCTTAACTTTCCACTACATATCGAGCAAATACAAATGATGACAAATGAACAGGTTCGACAAGCAATTACAGCTAGATTGGCAGCATTTACAGGTATTGAGCAAGAAAAGATTCAGTACTCAAATATGAATGGATTTTCAATACCCAAGGCTGGCTTGTGGTGCCGAGTTACGATACGTAATGGTGGTACTTTTATCAGCGGGTTGGCTGATAAACCTTGCACACGCACTACGGGCGCAATAACCATTCAAATCTTTGCACGAAAGAATACAGGTGTGAAATCACTTTCGGAACTTGCTGATAAATGGGTGCAACATTTGCAGTTTTATCGAGTTGAAGACTTGGAATGCTTAGAAGCTAATGTGATTGATGTTGGTGAGGATGATGATTTTTATCAGTATAACGTCACAACAAATTACCGAATAAATTAAAAGAATTTTCAAATTAAACCGTCCTTTTGGGCGGTTTTTTATTGCCTGAAATGTGGCAACCAAGCCGACTAGGGTAGCTCCTGAAAAAGAAGATGGTCGTTTCGACTATTCATTGCATCTTCTTGTCGGCTTTTCTTTTTTTAATGAATAGTTGGAGTAAAGCAATGAATGCAATATCAAATTTCAATAAAGATCATAGTCAAATGATTGTGCCATTTTACAATGCCAATCTCACTATGATTGAATATAACGGTCAGCCATATATCCCAATGAAGCCAATTGTTGAGGGGATGGGATTAGATTGGAAAAGTCAGTATCGTAAAATTACCAATAAGTTTAAAAGCTGCATGGTCAAAATGACCATTCAGCTATTTGGTGATAGCCAGAGTCGTGAAGTTATTATGCTTCCACTTAGGAAATTACCTGCATGGCTTTACTCAGTTGAACCAAACAAAGTAAAACCCGAATTAAAAGAAACTATTATTAAATACCAAGAAGAATGTGATGATGTTCTTTGGAACTACTGGACTGGAAAACAAAGTGCGAGACAAAGAGCGTTTGACGAATTCAATAAAATAGAATTCGATGAAAAGCTATCAAAGGCAAAGGGGGCTATTTTTAGCTTAGGTATGCATGCTCGCAAGCGTGAAAAGAAAATTAATGATCGAAGAAGACAAGATTGGCTGAGTAAAAATATTGGTATCTTGGATTTCGGAGATTGATTTAATGTCTGATATTGATCAAGAAGAATATTTAGAAATGCGACATGAACTAGAGGCTATGACTCATTCAGAGCTTGTTGATGAAGTAATTAACCGCATGAAGTTTCAGCAACAAATTATCATTGATAACTGGAATGAAAATAAAGGATTGCGCAAAGAGGTTCAGGAAAGCAGAGATTTTATTATCAAAACCGCTGATCAGATTCAAAAATGGGAAGATGGTTTAGAGGCAATAATCTCAAAATGCCTTTACTGGCAACGGTCATTCTATCTTCTTTTGTTTCTAATGATTGTGACTTTAATCTATTCATTTATACAAACATAAACCCCGCATCGTCGGGGTTTAATTTTATCCACCTCCTTAACGGAGGTTTTTTTATGCCTAAATTAAGGAGAGAGCCATGTCGAGTGGTGCTAAGCAACTCTTACAAATCGCAAAAGAAACAACCGCAGGCACAACACCAACGACTTTTGCACGACAAACACTTGCATTCACTGAAGTGTCATTAAATCAATCAGTTGATAAAACAGAATCAGCCTCAATTGTTGATAATCGTCTGCAACAAGCTTCGATGATCACAAGTGCAGAATACTCAGGCGACATTAAAGCTGAAGCGCAATACGGTGCTTACGATGATCTATTCGCAGGTGTTGCATTCAATAACTGGGCTGCCAACGTACTGACATTTGGTGGCACAACACGCCAAACATTCAGCGCATTGCTTGGTTATACGGATATTGCGAACTATCACACATTCGCGGGTCTTCATGTAAATACGCTAGATATCACAATCCCTGATTCAGGCCTGATTACGTTCGGCTTTGGTTTTATGGGGATGAAGCGTACACCTGCGAGTGTTGCACCTGCAGGTACAATCACGCCTG